ATGATCAAGCATGAGATGGCTGAAGCCGGTATGAAGTACGGCGGCAAGGTCAAAAAGATGGCGTCCGGCGGTTTGGCTGCTGGTCACAAGTCTGCTGACGGCGTTGCTAGCAAGGGCAAGACCAAGGCTATGCAGGTCAAGATGGCTGGCGCTACTGGCATGAAGCACGGCGGCAAGACCAAGATGCGTAAAGGCGGCTACTGCTAATGCGTCCATCACGCGGCATGGGGGATATCTCCCCGTCCAAGATGCCCAAGCCGAAGGTAAAAGCTCGGCGGGACGATACTGACTTCACAGAGTACGCCAAGGGCGGCTCCGTGCGGTTGGGCAAGCCGTCGGTAGAGGATGCAGTACGCGGCGCGGCAAAGCGCTCGAAGGTCAACCAAGCAGGGAACTATACGAAGCCAGAGATGCGCAAGCGTTTGTTCCAGCAGATCAAGAGCGCGGCAGTGCAGGGCACAGCAGCAGGGGCTTGGTCAGCCCGCAAAGCACAGCTACTGGCAAAGCGGTACAAGGCAAAGGGTGGAGGATATCGTGGCTGAAAAAATGAGCGCAGACGCTCTTCGCGCACATCTTCGTGCAAAAGAAGAAGCAGAGATTGAAAAAGAATACGGTGGAAGTGACGGTATTTCTTATAGCACTCTTATGAATTTAAAAAGCGAAGCTAAAAATCCTTTGTCACGAAGATATGGGACTTCATACGGTACGCAACTAAGTTCGGGTGCAATACAAGCAAGAGAAGCGGCGGCAAGCGGCAAAAAATACAAACCAGGATATCAAGAGGAACTTGATTCGGCCAAAGCAAAGCGCGCTGGTCGAGAGGCGGCAGCAGAGGAGCGCCGTGAAACTCGTGGCATGAAAAAAGGTGGCAAGGTATCGTCCGCTTCTTCTCGTGCAGATGGTTGTGCCCAACGTGGTAAGACGCGGGGTAAGATGTTGTGAGTGTACTACGCGTTCGCCCTGACCTGATATTTATTGGTCAGGCACATGGCAAAGGCGTAGTAGTACCGTCGGAAGCCAAAGCCGCCATAGATAAGTACGGGGCTTGGTATGAAGGCAGCGGGGATGACCGGATGCCGGGAGTTAAGTACCAAGGCTCATGGGATGATGCGCTGGCAAAAGACGTAAAGGGGTACCCAAAAGAATTTTTGTTTGTTATTTTTACAAACACAGCAGTAAACAAGCAGAAAGAAATACTCCCCGGCTCCGGTACCATTTTTGACCGGCTGCTTGAAACGCAAGGGCAGTACGGATATTTTAAAAGTCGTAAGTTTGATGCGGATACGCTGACCGCTTTTTTAAAAGAAATGGGCGGGGCGTACTTAAAAAACAGCAAGGCCGAGGCGACAAAGGCAAATGTGGCAGCTTTCATAGGTAGTGGCGAGAAGGACATGTGGGAGTCTGGCAGTACGCCAGCAAAAAAGATGGCAGACAAGGCAAACAAGCACCGAGACATGTGGCTGTTGTCGCAGCCCAAAGGGGTTTATTTTGTTGGGTCAGACCACCTGAAAGATCTAAAATTGCTGCAAACAGGCAAAAGTTCTGACGTTGAAAAAAGCGACATGAACCGAAAAGGGATTAAGCTAATATGAAAGCCCCGCAGCAAAGCCTAAAGGCGTGGACACAGCAGAAATGGCGCACAAAGAGTGGCAAGCCGTCATCAAAGACCGGCGAGAGATATCTGCCGGAGGCGGCTATCAAGTCACTCAGCCCAGCAGAGTATGCAGCCACAACGAAGGCGAAGCGGGCAGGAAAGAAGTCTGGCAAGCAGTTCGTCGCGCAACCAAAACGCATAGCCCAGAAGACCGCGAGGTTTAGATAATGGCTGTTACTACCTCAACTACGAGCTTTAACCCAGATCTCAACGAGCTGTTTGAAGAAGCTTTTGAGAGATGCGGGCGCGAGCTGCGTACTGGCTATGATTTCCGCACGGCACGACGCACCCTGAACTTCTTGATCACAGAGTGGGCCAACCGTGGCATCAACCTGTGGACAATTGAGCAGGGTCAGATTCCATTAGTGCAAGGGACAATCACCTATGATCTACCTATTGATACCGTTGATCTTCTGGAACATGTTATTCGCACTAATCCCGGACAGATATCTAATCAGACCGATATCAACATAAGCCGGATTTCGGTATCGACATACTCGACTATCCCGAACAAGCTGACACAAGGTCGTCCGATTCAGGTGTGGGTCAACCGCCAGAGCGGGCAGACAACTGATTTATTGGGCGCTACGCCGAAGTATCCGCAGATCAATGTGTGGCCGTCACCGGATCAGGGTACACAAGGCAATCCGTATTACTACTTTGTGTACTGGCGGCTGCGTCGGATGTACGATGCTGGCAACGGCACCAACGTAGAAGACATCCCATTTCGCTTTCAAAACTGCATGGTCGCTGGATTGGCGTACATGCTGGCTATGAAGCTACCAGAGATAACGGTAGACCGCATAACTATGCTGAAGGCGCAGTACGACGAGGCGTGGGACTTGGCAGCATCTGAAGACAGGGAGAAAGCACCAGACCGGTTTGTGCCGCGTATGACTTTCTACAGGTGATGTATGCCGAGCAAGTATGCTAGTGGCAAACACAGTATTGCAGAGTGCGACCGTTGCGGGTTTCGCTTTAAGCTGAAAGAATTACGCAAACTGACGATCAAGACGAAAAACGTCAACATCAAAGTTTGCAAGAGTTGTTGGGAGCCTGACCAGCCGCAGTTAAGTCTTGGCCTGTATCCAGTGAATGACCCGCAGGCAGTGCGCGAGCCGAGACCGGATATAAGTTACCTGCAATCTGGCTACAGCGGATTGCAGCTTACGGAAACGCCGGGGACATCTGTTGATGCTGATGGGTTCCCGGAAGGTGGTAGCCGGGTGTTTCAGTGGGGTTGGTATCCGGTGGGTGGGGCAAGTGCAAACGATGCAGGGCTGACGCCGAATAATTTAACGTCAAGAGCTGCGATAGGCAGTGTGACAATCTCGTAGGAGTAAATATGGACAGCATGAAGAAAATTGCCAAGGCAGAAGTCAAGGCTCATGAGCGCCGTATGCACAAGGGCATGGCAAAGGGCGGTGTGACTGGTGAGGCGATGCGCAAGTATGGCCGCAACCTAGCGCGCGCGATGAATCAGCGTGGTACTTCGAGGGGCAAATAATGGCTACGAAACCAGCACAGAAAGCGCAGGTGCCGGAGAAGTCTGGCGCTCAGTACATGAACGAAATGAACATTGCCGCTGGCACTGTCAGTAAAGGCAACTACAAAGAAGCCAAAACGACCGGCATCAAGATTCGCGGTACCGGTGCGGCAACTAAAGGCGTAATGGCGCGTGGCCCGATGGGTTGATCATGACGTATACAGAACTTGTTGCTGAAATTCAGTCGTACACCCAGAACTACGAGTCTGACTTCGTAGCGAACATTCCTACGTTCGTAGATCAGGCTGAGACGCGCATCTATAACACGGTGCAGATTCCTGCGCTGCGTAAGAACGTGACAGGCGTGACGACTAACGGCAATAAGTATCTGTCTTGCCCAAATGACTTCTTGTCGGTGTTCTCGATAGCAGTGATTGATGGTAACGGCGACTACGAGTACCTGCTGAACAAAGATGTCAACTTCATACGGGCAGCGTATCCTAATCCAAACGATACGGGGCTTCCTAAATACTACGCACTGTTTGGCCCGACGGTGGTGTCGAGTACAGTAACGGATGAGTTGAGCTTTATTCTTGGCCCCACACCCGACTCTAGCTACAGCGTAGAACTGCACTACAACTACTACCCTGAGTCAATCACAACCGCCGCTGATGGACGCACATGGCTGGGCGATAACTACTCTCCGGTACTGCTGTATGGCTCTTTAGTTGAGGCTTATATCTTCATGAAGGGCGAAGAGGATATGATGACTTACTACGAGAAAAAGTATCAGGATGCGCTGGCACAACTGAACCGTCTGGGTACAGGTCTTGAGCGTGGTGATGCGTACCGCGATGGGCAGGCAAAGATTAAGGTGAATCCGTGATCCAACAAGGACTGACAAACAGTTTCAAGCAGGAGATGCTCCAAGCGGGGCAGAACCTTGCTACGGATACGCTGAAGATGGCGCTGTACACGGCGTTCTCTGATATTGGTCAACTGACCGCTGCTTACACCACAAGTAATGAAGTGGTGGGTACAGGCTATACCGCAGGTGGTGTGGTTATGACCGGTGTGACTATTAATACAGAGACGACCGGCCCAAGCGCAGGAACTGTATACGTAGACTTTAATGATGTATCGTGGCCCGGTGCTAGTTTTACTGCGCGTGGTGCTTTGATCTACAACGTCACTCGGTCAAACAAGTCTGTGGCTGTACTTGATTTTGGTTCAGACAAGACGTTTACTTCCAGCAACAACACCGTCACGATGCCTGCAAATACAGCAACGACGGCTTTAATTCGTTTTCCTTAAAGGAGATAAGTATGAACAACGTAAAAGCAATTGCGGGCGATAGTGTTGATGCCGCAGTGATCAGACCAACCGCAGGATTTGAACAAGTCCATGCTGGTGGCGTGTTCCACATTCTTTGCTACGACAAAGATGGCAACCTGAAGTGGGAAGAAAAAGGCCCCAACCTTGTGGTAAACACTGGCTTGCAATACATGGTTTCCACTTCACTGGACGCTGCTGCGCAAACAACGGTGTGGTATTTGGGTTTGATAGGTACTCTGACTTCAATCGTAGGCGGCGACACAATGTTGTCACATACCGGTTGGACTGAGGACACTACGTACTCGCAAGCAAACCGTCCGACAGCGACATTCGGTACAGCAACAACGGCAAACCCATCGGTGCTTGATAACTCTGCGTCGGTAGCTGTGTTCTCGATTAACGGCACAACCACGATTAACGGTGCGTTCCTAACTAGCAGCAATACCAAGGGCGGCACAACCGGGACGCTGTTTTCAGCCAAAGCATTTACTGGTGGCTCTCGTGGTGTAATCAGCGGCGACACTTTGAACGTAACTTACACCTTCAGCTTGACCGGTACTTGATCATGGCATTTGTCTTAAAAGACAGGATTAAAGAAACAAGTACGACAGCGGGTACTGGAGCATTAACTTTAGCTGGGGCCGCTGCGGGCTTTCAGTCATTTGCTGATATTGGCAATGGCAATACAACGTATTACGCTATTGTTGATTCCACAGCGGGTACTTGGGAAGTCGGTATTGGAACGTACACATCGTCTGGTACTACGTTGTCCAGAAATACGGTTTTATCTAATTCTTCCGGCACGACTGCAAATATCAATTTTGCGGCTAATAGCAAGGATGTGTTTGTTACGCAACCAGCTAATAGTACCGTTGTAGCGGTAAATGCCATGTCACTTACTCAAACTTGGTTACTTGGAGCAATGTAAATGGCACAGAATACTTCACCTATTTTCCCGCTAACACCTGTCAATACGATAGTTGGCGGTGCAGCCGCAACTGCTGGTACACCGGGGCTAACAGCCAATACGTCTAAAGACGCTGCGAGTGGAACGATCTATGGTCCTGTATTTACAGGCAAAGCAGTCGATGGATCAAGACTAGACTTCATCAAGGTCAGAGCATTAGGCACGAACGTCGCAACCGTGATGCGGGTGTTCATCAATAATGGCTCTGCAACAACCACGCCAGCGAACAATGCGCTGTACATGGAGAGAACTCTATCTTCAACAACGGGAACTGAAACTGCTGAATTGGCAGACATCATTATTCCAATGAATTTGAGTTTGGCTCCGGGTTATCGAATTTATGTCACGTTCGGTACAGTCGTTGCAGCAGGATTTCACCTAACTGGTGTTGGCGGGGATTACTGATGTTTACCGGGTTTGCTACTGAAAATACCCCTGCTATACAGGTATGGGATTTTGCAAGAACAGTAGGCAGCGGATCTGTGAGATTGGCGTTAACAGATGACTGTGCGCCAATTCAATTTTTTAGAACAGGTGCTGTAAGCACAATTTTCTTATATTTACCTTCTTGCCCAATAGAGGGAAAAAGAATAACTATTTATAACACTAGATATAACACTACCAGCACAACTTCTATTCAAATTTATTCATCAGATGTTTCTGGAACCGGGACAAATAATTTAATTGATAGTGTTGGAGTTGGTGGTGTTGTTGAATTATGCTATTCAAGAAACAATATTTTTGGACCAACTTTGGGGGTTAGTAATACTGGATGGACTACATTAAATAAATCGTCATACGCTTCCGCTAATGCTCAGTCAATCAATAGTAGTTATGCAGGTCATGCAACTGGTCAGTATTCTGCGGCTATTGGTGGGTTTGGTAATGTTTCATTAGGCGTATATTCAGGTTGTTTTGGGGGAGCAAACTCTCAAGCAAATTCCGCAAATGCAGTTACAGTTGGCGGGTCAGCAAATATCGCAAATGGCACTTCATCTATAACTTCTGGTGGGGAGTATGGAACATCAAGAGCTATAAACGGCAATGTAGTTTTTGCCGCTTCAAATTCGCCAATATCAGGGTCTGCTGGTATTTCTCAAACAGGTTTGTTGATATTAGGTAGACAAACAACCGATGCAACTGCAACTGTATTACGAAGCACTACAGCCGCAGCAAGTACAGCTAATCAACTGATTCTACCCAACAACTCAGCCTATGTATTCCAAGGCACAGTCATTGCCAACGTTACAGGTGGCGGCGATACAAGTGGGTGGAGGTTTGAAGGCACAATTAAACGTGGTGCTAATGCAGCCTCAACAACATTGGTTGCAGCGGTAACACCAACGGTCATTTCGCAGGATGCAGGTGCGTCAGCATGGGTTGTGGCTGTCACAGCGGATACGACTAACGGTGGTCTGGCAGTTACCGTAACAGGTGCAGCAGCGACAACTATTCGATGGGTATGTAGACTTGAATCAACGGAGGTAACGTTCTAATGGCACTTAAAATTTCAATTCCAACGAGCGACGTCGGTGTGCCATTTGCTGAAGCATACGCACGAATTACGAATATCTATGGAACCAAAGATCAAGTTCAGTATCAAGTATCGGTGTCAGCAAGCGAGGACGCAAGACACGCTAACGCACATCATGTGGCTAACCATGCGTTTTACTGTGCGACACCACAAGGCAACCTGATGGAAGGTCTATATGCTGACCTGAAGCAGCAGCCGGGGTTTGAGAACGCTATTGACTGCTAACCATGTACGGCGGCTCTACCTTTGCTGAAGTCCCGTATGCAGCACTTGTAGTAACAGGTAGTGGTCCGGCTGTTTACAACGTAGATATTTCTGAAACAACTACAGCGGTAGATGATTTATTAGCTTCGTTAATTGCAACAGTAATAATTTCTGAGTTTGCCACAGGTGCAGACACAACAGCCAGCCAATTAACGGCATCAGGCGCAATATCGGAAACAGCCACAGGATCAGACACAACAGCTACAGCACTAACTAGGGTTGGTGCTATTTCAGAAACAGCCACAGGATCAGACACAACAGCTACAGCACTAACCCGTGTGGGTGCGGTCTCAGAAACAGCCACAGGTGCAGACACTACAGTCAGCCGATTAGACGCGGCAGGCGCAATATCAGAAACAGCTACGGGGGCAGACACTACAGCTAGTCAGTTAACTACATCAGGCGCGGTATCCGAAACAGCTACGGGGGCGGATAATCTTACAGTTACTGCGTCGCTGCAACTTTTTGTAACCGAAGCTACTACGTTAGCTGACACGAATTCCGGCGCGTTGGTTGTAGCGGCGTATGTATACGAAGGGGCCTTGTATTCGCAAGTGACTGCGACATTACCAGTAGGCACATCTTTTTCTGGCGCTACAATTTTTAACAGTTCGTCTGCGGGGGGCGGGCTTGCGGTTGTAGCAAACGGCACAGGAACAGGGTCTAGTGGAGGGTTTAACGCTGGGGGTAACTATATTTTATTTTCTGGGGCTAATACACGGTCAATAACTACAATACCGCTCAACTTAATAAACTGCCCATCGTTTAATTTTTCCATTATTAGAGGAACTAGCGGAAACGGCGGAGAAGCACCAGATGCAAATGAAAATATTGCTGTGGAATACAGTATAAATGGCGGTGCTAATTACACACTAATTGACACGATATTAAATACGGCAGCAATTACAACATTCACGACACTATCCTACAGTATGCCCGTCGGGGCACAAACAGCTTCTACGATTATTCGTTGGCGGCAGACAGCATCTACCGCAGGGACGTTTGATAATTATGGTATTAGAAATTTCTTATTTAGCGGCGGTGTACTAGCCGCAGATACAGCAGCTACAGCGTTAACCAGAGTGGGCGCAGTAGACGAAACAGCAACCGGAACGGATGACACTACAAGCCAGCTTGACGCATTTGGTGGTGTTGACGAAACGGCAACAGCGGAGGATACACTAGCCACCCAGTTGGACGGGGTTGCCGCTATTGACGAAACGGTAATAGGCGTAGACTCACCCCTCGGCAACATCATAACTACTTTGCAAATTAACGAAGGCGCGACTATCCTAGATGCTGCGCTGGCGCGGCTTTTGTGGGAACTGATCAATGACAATCAGTTACCGGGTTGGCAACTAATACCGAATAATCAAGGGTCTGGCTGGACTATAATCAACACGCAGGCTGGCGGATCGTGGACAAATATCGACACTGTGTAAGGACAGATCATGGCGACTACGTACAACAATAACCTGCGAATTGCAGAGATTGGTACAGGCGACCAAGCCGGTGTGTGGGGCAACACGACCAACTACAACCTAGCGACGCTGCTGACCGAAGCGATTACGGGCGTTGCTTCTATTACTGTTACAGGCAACCAAGCACTCACGGCGCTCGATGGTGCAACAGACCAATCGCGTCAAGCGGTATTGCTATTGACGGGCACACCTGCGGCAAACTTTACGTTATATACCCCGCCGACAGATAAGATTTACATCATCAAGAATAACACCGGCAGAACGGCGACGATCTCTGCGGCAACGACCGCCAACGGCACCACACCGACTGGCGGCACCACAATCACTATCCCCGATGGCTACACCACACTACTGTTCTGTGACGGTAGCAACATAACGGGCGGCGTTAATAGAATCAATGGTGATCTGTCCGTATCAGGCAATGGTGCGTTTGGTGGTACCGGTAGTTTAGTAGTGCCATCAGGCACGACTGTTCAACGTGCTGGTACAGGCATCCGATACAACACGACGTTCGGGCAATACGAAGGCTACGATACCAATACTTCACAGTGGAGTTCGATTGGCGGTGGCGCGACAGGCAGTGCAGGTAATCAGGTCTTCTACGAGAACGATCAGGTTGTTACTGCCAACTACACCATCCCTACCGATAAGTACGCAAGCTCTACAGGGCCAATCACAATCGACGCGATTAGCTGCACGGGGACTATTAACGACGGCGGGATATTAGCAGGTACGACATTGACCGTGCTTGCAGAATCGTCATTTACCGCGTCTATTGCAAGTAATACGATGACGGTGTCCGCAGTCGGGTCAGGCACGATTGGAATAAATCAATATATCAGTGGTACCAACGTGCAGCCGGGAACAAAGATACTTGAGCAGTTAACAGGAACTACCGGAAGCACAGGCACGTATAGAGTCAATGTTTCTCAAACAGTTTCGTCCACAACAATAACTACGATAACGTCTGGTGTTCTCTATGTCGGCGCTGTGATTACTGGCGGAAGTATTGATGCAGGCACAACCATCACAGCTTTTGGTACGGGTTCTGGCGGCACTGGTACATACACTGTAAGCATATCTCAACTGCGTGGGTCAACCGCAATTACATCCGCAGTTGCTGTCACGGTATCTACCGGCGCACGTTGGGTGATTCAATAAGAGGCGATTATGGCAACGACAATCACAGCGGGTAACGCAACAAACGGCGCGGCGGTCAGCAGTGACAACACCGGTACGCTACAGATAAAGACCGGCACCGGCGCGGGCACAACGGCAATAAGTGTTGATGCTTCACAAGTGGTGACTATGCCGGGGCCTGTAGCGATACCGGGTAATTTGGTTGTTACAGGTACGATTACTAGCCCGAGTATTGGCGGTGGTTATGTGCTTAATTCTTATGTGGCTCCAGCTACATGGACAAAACCGACAGGACTAAAATCTGTCAAAGTTACCGTGATCGGCGCTGGCGGTAGTGGTGGGGCTTCTGGAACGTCAACCCCAACAAATACATCAGGAGGCGGTGGCGGTGGCGGTGGTGGCGGGTCG